AGGATTTTAACCTTGCTCTTGTCGAGCAAGTACCTCTTTTGGTACGGAAAAAAGTAGTCGATTAGGCTTTGGTCGGGCATAGTCCAAGAGCTTCCTTCATTTTGGCGAGAGCGGCTTTCTGTTTTTCTTCCGGGGAAAGTTCGGACTTGTTGGCCTTGGGTGCTACGGCCTCGTACTTGCGGGCGTGTTCAGCTGTGTCGATGATGCGCTGGAGCGCGGTGTAGCGTTCGGGGGCAATCTTTACGCCGTCGAGTTCGTCCTGCTTGATCTTGCGGGCCATGACTTCGCCCAGGCTGAAGAGTTCGGCGTGGAAGTTCTTTTCGCCGCCGCTGATTTCGGCGCGGGTTTCTTCCCAGCGGTCTTCGGTCTTCCAGTTCTGTAGAGTGCGCGTGGAGATGTTGAGACGCCGGCTGATGTCTGCAAGACTCATCTGGTGGATGGTGTAGAGTTCCTTCGCCTTGGGCTTGAGTTCGGACTTGCTCATTGCTGTCTCCCTGCCTGGTGGGCCTCAGTGCAGCAGGCGCGTATCGCTTCGAGTGCACGTTTCTGGTCGTCGCTGTATTGCTTCAAGACTGATTCCCAACGCAGTTGGTCGTTGGCTGTGTTCTTTTCCCATTTCGCGTTTTCGTTTGTGTAGAAGATGCAAAGCATAAGGGCGAATATTGCGCCCACACCGAACTGCCGCAAGGCTTCTTTCCAGAATGATTTGTCCATGATATACCTCCTCGCAAAGTTACCTCATAGGCTCTGCCATAGGGCATGACATTGGCATGTGCTCTTTCTCTTTTGTTCGAGTACCTTTGGGAGCATGAAAGACAAGTTTCCCAAAATTCTCAAATCTGAAGACCTGAAAGAACCGTGGGTCGAGGCGTTCAAGACTGGCGAAGTCGTGGACATGGCTGGCAAATCCCACAACTTCAGCGAAGCCGACCTCAACGACCTTAACGAAGGAATCCACAACCAGCTTGCAGCCGGTTACCAGCCGCCGATGGTCAAGGGCCACCCGAAGGTTGACGATCCGCGTGTCGCCTCCATTGTCGATTCCAAGGTCGAAGACAACGTGCTGAAAGTCAAGCTTGACGACGTTTCCCCGGACTTTGCCGACGAGGTGAAGAAGGGCGGCTTCAAGTACATTTCGGCCGCGATTTACAGCAACTTGAAGAAGGGTTTGCGGCACCTGGGCGCTCTCGGTGCGCATGCTCCGGCGATGAAGGGTATGGCCCCGCTGTGCTTTGGCGAAGGAATGTTCGCCGAATCCGACAAGGGGTCTACAGAGCAGGACGTGTGCGTCTTTGCCGAGCCGTTCGCCTGGGACCGCCTGGTGCCCCGCACTGCTTTCGAATCTCTCGTGTACAAGCTGAGCGGTATCGGCCGCATGTTCCGCAGCCAGCGCGAACAGCTTATCGAGAAAGACGGCATCGAGGCTGCCGACAAGGTTTTCCCGGAATATGCCATCAAGGATATCGAGGATGTCGAAAGCGTCCTGAAGGATGCGAAGGATTTCCCGAAGCAGCAGCCCGCCCCTGTCGCAAGCGAGAAGACGGGCGACGGTTCCGCGAATTTCGCGGAAGGCTCCCCCAAGAACAAGAAATCCGGTCAGGGTTCGCTGGAGAACGGGAACCCCGACCCTCAGCCTACAACGCCCCCTCACGACGAACCGACCGTATCTATCCCGGAAGGTAATTCTAGCGAAGCGGCGCGGCTGAGCGAAGAGAACGCGGCACTCAGGGCGGAAAACGACGCCCTTAAGGCTGACAAGCTTGCAGCGGAGCGTCTTCGCGCAGGTGCTGCGTTCTCCGAGACCTTGGACCAGGCGATTGCCGAAGGCCGCTGCAACCAGGGAATGAAAGACCGTTTCGTGAAGGTGTTCAATGCAATGCAGCACCTGCCGCTCGATGGCGAAGGCTGCTTTGGCGAGGGTGAAGACCGCATCAACCCGGCTGCCATGCTCGAAGATACGGTAAAGAACCTCCCGAAGATCGTGGAGTTCGGCGAATCCGGCCTCTTCAAGGGCGAGAACAAGGCTGCAAGCGCAGCCCAGGCCATCACGAAATACAAGGCGGAGCAGGAGGAGAAGGGCCGCGAGCTCACCTTCGCAGAAGCCGCAGAAGAATGTTTCAACCAGTAAGGAGTCCCAGATGAAGGGTAATATCCTCGGATTTACGGCAGAAAATGCCGTCCCCGCCTTCCGCTTCGCCAAAGCAGGCACTGCGGATGGTAATGTCAAACTTGCCGGTGCTGGCGATCCCTGCCTTGGCGTAACCACCGATGTCGATTCCGCAGAAGGTCATCCCTGTGACGTGCAGGTTGACGGTATCGCCAAGGTCGAATGTGGCGGCACCGTGGCGTTCGGCGCGTCCGTCGAATCCGATGCCAGTGGCAAGGCTGTCACCGCTTCCGCGACTCCCGGATTCGCTATTGCCCTCGAAAGTGGTGCATCTGGCGACATCATCCGTGTGAAGCTCGACGGCGTTGGTGTCCCGACGACCCCGGTGAACGCCGTGAAGTACAAGGCTGCAACCGGTGGCGTGTCCAAGAACACTTTCGTGAAGCTCGGTTCTGCCGCTGGCGAAGTCACCACCGCAGGTGCTGGCGATGCCGTGCTTGGCGTGGCCATCAACGATGCCGCAGCAGGTGCCGACGTTGAAGTGCAGACCTACGGTATCGCTTCCGTTGTCGCGAGTGCCGCCATTGCTGCGGGCGCAAAGATCAAGAGTGCGGCAAGCGGCAAGGCTGTGACCGCCTCCACTGCAAACGATGTTGTGTACGCCATTGCCCTCGAAGCAGCCTCTGCCGCGGACGATGTCATCAAGGTCCAGGTCGGCTACGCCGGTGTCATCTCGTAATAATCAAAAAAGGAAGTGCAACATGAAGAAGATTACCAAAATCGCCCTCGTGCTTATCTCTCTTGCGTGCGCCGTCTGCGTCTTTGCAGGTGCCGACACGCTTACCGCCTGCGGCGTACCGCAGATTGTCTGCGACATCTTCGGTGTCGGTGGAGCCGGTGCTTCGATTGCGCCTATTCTCCCGATTGGCGAACAGCAGACCGGCCTCGTGATCGCATACAAGAACGCCGAACTCATCGCAGACCAGGTGATGCCGGTCGAAAAGTTGGAAGGCAAGGAACTGTCCTTCAAGTATTTCGTCAGGACCAAGGGTGATGCGTTTACCGTGCCTGATACGAAGGTTGGCAGAATGTCCGAGCCGAATGTGATCCACCTTTCCGGCGAAGAGAAGTCCGATTTTGCTGTGGCCCATGGCCTTGAAGATATCGTACCGATCGAGGATATTGACCAGATTGGCGACAAGAACCGCTACGTCAACACCCGCTTCCAGTATCTCATTGACCAGGTGCTGCTAGGCCGTGAAGTCCGCGTTGCAGGCATTGTACAGAATACGGCGAACTACGCCTCCGGCAACACCCATACCTACGAGAATAACGAAGGTATCGGTGCGGACGGGTTCAATATCGTCGATGTGATCAACGAGTATCTCGAAAAGCTCATCGTTCGCCCGAACAGAATTGGAATGGGTTCTACCGTGTTCAGCAAGCTCCGTACCGACCCGAACGTGCTCCGTTGCGTATATCCGAACGGCAACGGCCAGGGCATGGCTACCCGCCAGCAGCTTTGCGACCTCTTCGAAGTGGACGAAATCATCGTGGGCAGGGCCCGCGTGAACACCACCAAGAACGCCAAGAACCTCGAACTCGAACGCTGCTGGGGCAACAACATTTGGGGCCACTACCAGGAACCGCTGTCCAGCCTCAAGGACGGTGTGGCATGGGGCAAGACCGCCCAGGTTGGCGAACGCTTCTCTGCCATCATCGATGCTCCGAACAAGGGCCTCAAGGGCTCCGAAGTCCTCAAGGCCGGCTTCTACCAGAAGGAAGTCGTGCTCGCCAAGGATGCCGGCTTCCTCCTGAAGAACGTCGTGAAGGTCGCCTAACAGATGAACTACTGTACGCTCGAAGATATCCGGGGCCATGTCCCCGAAGCCCGCCTGGTCGAGATTACCGACGACACGAACCCGAATGCCACGGGTGCTGTGAAAACGGAAATCGTGGACAAGGCTATCGCCGAGAGTAGCGATATCATCGATGCCTATATCGGCAAGCGGTTCCAGTTGCCGCTTCCGGGTATCCCGAGCGTACTGCGTACCATCTGCATCGACCTTTCGATCTACAACCTGTACGAACGTGTGACAGAGCTGAACGTCTCCGACGGCATGCAGCTCCGTTACAAGAACGCCATTGCCCTTCTGAAAGGCATTGCCGAAGGAGACGTATCCATCGGCATTGTCCCGGAAGAGGCTCCCGCTGAAATGGGTTTCAGCGTCAAATCAAAGTCCGGTGACGCCGTGTTCACGATGGAATCAATGAGGTCCCTATGAGCGCTCCGCAGCAAGTCACCGACTGTTTCATGATAGAATCGGCCATAAAGACCTTGATTGCCAACGGGAACGACCCGCAGATGGTTTTCAAGGCGGTCGATATCCAGAAGGATTTACAGACCATCACGCAGCCGAGCTTTACGGTGGCTGCCATTTCGGGCAAATTCGAACCGCAGGACAACAGCGGGAATATTGACGAAAATGTTGACGTGGTGGTGACTCTCGTCGTCAAGAATCTTGCGAACGAGGAACAGCGCAGGAGACTCATTCACCCCATGGTCTCCTACGTAGTGCAGAAACTGCACGGCAACGATCTTGGGCTAGACATGGAACCGCTCACGGTGAGCGGATGGGACGATGTGACATCCAACCAGCACCTTGCCTTGGCCCTCTCGCTGTTCGAAATCAAGTTTAAGACGCAGTTCACGCTTAAGCCGGAGGCTGCCGAATGCAGCTACAGGGAACTGCTGTCCATCGGCTCTACATTCAAGAGCGAAACGCCCGAACACGAAACGCTTGCGCAGGGCGAAGTCATTTTCAACGAGGTAACCAATGAGTCTGACTAACAACATCCCGGAAACCATGGTTCCGGGCTCCTACACGGGCTTCAACTTCTATGCCGGCCCGAACGGTCTCCCCGCCAACATCCAGAAGGTGTTGCTTATCGGCGACGTGTCTTCTGCGGGCTCGCTCGCGGTGGAAACGCCCACCGAAGTCGGCTCCGAAAGCGAAGCTTACGAGCTTGCCGGTGCGGGTTCCGTGCTCATGCAGATGTACAAGGCCGCGAAGAAGGCCTGGAAGTACGCCCAGATAACGATGCTTCGCCATGCCGCCGTGACGGGTTCTGCCGCCAGCTGGGCGTTCACATTGACGGGTTCTGCGACTAAGACCGGAAAGGTCGCTGTCATCTGCAACGGTATCGAATATGCCGTCGGTGTCGCCAAGACCGATGCACCGGACGCTATTGCCGTAGGCCTTGCCGATGCCATCAACAAGACTCCAGATGCACCGTTTACGGCTGTTGCTACCACGGAAGAAGTCACGGACCAAACCACCCATGAAACATCGAACGTACCGACCGGCGAAGTGGTGCTCACCGCAAAGTGCAAGGGTGCGTATGTTTCCGCAGCTGCTGGTGGCCTGAACGTGTCCGTCAACAGCGAAGCCGAAGGGATTACTGCCGGCTCGATTACCGCCACCGCAGGTGTCGGCACCGTGGACATCGAAACTGCCCTTGCTGCCGCTTTCCCGGAACGCTACCACATCATCGTGTCCCCGGTGAACGATTCTACGACGCTCGGCCATCTCAAGACGCATCTTGAAGCCGCAGCTGCACCGCTTGAACAGCGCGGCCAGCGCGCCGTCTGTGCGGTGGTCTCGGCCACGGCATCCGCTGCCAAGGCTTTGGCACTTGCCCAGAACTACGAACGCCTGCACATTGCGGCTGTCAAGAACAAGATCAACGCTACCGTGTGGGAAATCGCAGCCGGTCTCGGTGCCATTTTTGCGAGCAACACCAAGCCGAACGTCCCGATGGACGGGGTCGCCATCCCTGGGCTTGCCATCCCCGCTACCAAGGACAAGTGGAGTGGCGAGGAACAGGACCTCCTTCTTTACGGCGGCGTGATTCCGCTGGTAGAAGAAGACAGCCAGCTCTGCATCGTGCGTGCCGTGACGACCAGGAGCAACAACAGCGGCTCCCGCTGGACCAAGCTCGTCGATACGGGCATCATCGCCTCCCTCGACTACTTCCGTGACAGCATCCTCGCGATGCACCGCGCCAAGTATAAGAACAAGGTGATTCACGAACTGCTGCCCGACGCCGTGAACGAGGACAACAAGAAAATCGCCAAGGACCTTGAAGGCGAAGAAATCCTGCGTTTCATCGACGATTACGCCGACCAGTTCATCACCGAGGAATCGAAGACTGAACCGGGTCGCCTGCTGTGCCAGATTCCGGCTCCTGTCGTGCCTGGCCTGAACCAAATCTATTCCACCATCGACCTTTACCTGTAAGGAGTTGAAAGATGAAAATTTCCCAAGTTACAATCGTCCTCGACGGCGAGAAGATTACGGGCTTCAAGCAGTTCAAGGAAAATGAGATCGAAGAAGCCCAGACCGTGGAACTTGCCGATGGCGAAGACGTGGTGGAAGTGCCGCCGAAATATGGTTTTTCGCTTACCGTCGTGCCCGACAGCGGTGCCGACCGCGACTGGAGCGGTACAAAGAACGCGACTGCCATTATCCAGTACAAGGGTGGCAAGAAGGTCGTGTTCACCGGCTGCCGTCTCCTGAAGCAGACTCCTGGCGACATTGACGGCAAGACCGCCAAGGAAACCCAGCTCGACTTCTATGCCCGCACTCGCAAGGTAAGCTGATGTCGGATTTCGAACAAGCCATTCGCAACGAAAAGCCCGACGAACTCATCGAACGCATCAAGACATCCCACGATGTCAGGCGCGTGGTGAATTGGCCGGGTCGCCCGGATATCAAGATTGAAATCCGCCTGCTGTCGCTTTCCGAAGCTCGCAAGGCAAAGGTCGATAACCAGCTGGAGTTCAAGAAAGATGGCATTGCAGTCGAATGGTACAATGCAGCCGACTACCGTGAGCAGGAAGCGGCTCACGGCATGTGGCGGGCATTCTACAACGTCGATACGGGCGAGCGCATTTTCCGCTCGGCAGAGCACCTGCGTTCGTTCTGTACTCCCGACGAACTGAAGAAGCTTTGCGACGAATACAATGCTTTTTCTGAAGAATGTGACCCGAGCATCGACGAACTTTCGGACGAAAGTATCGAATCGCTCATTGACACGCTAAAAAAAACGCCGGACCAGGTTCAATCGAAAGTCGTAAGCTTGAATACGGCCTGGAAGCTAGTGCGTACTTTGGTTGCCCGGTTGCAAGCATAACTGACGCCCAGTGGCTCCTCGTCTTTGCGATGAAGGGGCTCCTGGAACCCAACGAAGAAGACAAAGGATGGCAGACAATTGGCGAATAACGAAGTCACATTGCGAATCGGGGCTGATGCCGCGGGCCTTCGGAATGGCCTGCGCCAGTCCACGGCTGCCGTCTCGTCTTTTGGTATGAAGGCCAGGGCGACCATTGCGCGTGTCGGCGGTTCTATGCGTGGGCTTGCCGACCGTATGGTCACCCCGTTCAATTCGTTGGTGCTTGGCGGTGGGCTTGGCATGGCCGTCAAGAACGTGGGCGACCTTTCCGAATCGCTCATGTATTATGGCTTTGCCGCAAAGAAAAGCGACGCGGACACGAAAGTGTTCCGCGAATCGCTGCATAAGACGGCGATCGAGACGGGTGTCGCCGCCAATGAAATCCTGAACGGTGTTTCAAAAATCGGTGAAATCACGGGTGACTTTGATTTTGCCGAAAAGATGAGCGTTAGCCTAGCCAAGGCGTCCAAGGCTTCCCAAACTTCTATTGATGACCTGGCTGCCGTAGCGTCTTCCATGAAAGGTTCCATGGGGTATAGCGCCGACCAGGTTCTTAATGCCTTTAATGCCTTGATTATTCAAGGCGAAAAGGGTTCGTTTACTTTGCAGAGCTTCGCCGCCGAAGGTAAGGCGTTGCTGGCGTCTGCATCTACGTTTGGCATTAAGTCCACGGATCAATTCGCCAAATTCGGTTCTTTCCTCCAAATTGTCAATGAAAAAATCAAGAGTTCAGCGGAAACAACGACATCGGTTTCTGCGCTGTTTTCTGAACTGATCGACAAGGCAGCCGATATAAAAAAGAAATTTGGCGTAAGTGTATTCGACAAGAACAATGAACTTCGCGAATTTGATGTAATTATCAAGGAAATCATGGCAAAGACGGGCGGAAGTCTTAAAAAGTTGTCGCCTGTATTTGGCGCATCTTCGATGAAAGCCATCAATCCCCTGATTGGGGAGTTCCAAAACAACTGGGAAAGGATGGATGACATTGCCAAGGCTGGTATCGAAGGGATGAAAAATTCCGATGTCCTGGAAGATTACTACCAAAAAGCGTCCAATTCCTTCAAAAGCAATGTCGACAAGATGAAGAATGTCGCCCTGGAATTTGCAGACACGAACCTTACGGGCCCCGTAGAACAACTCACGACTGCCCTGGGATTCCTTTCCCGCCACCAGGGAATAGTCACGGCGGGTTTCAAGGCCATGGCCGTTGCCGCTGTCGCCCTAGGTACTGTCAAGATAGGCGGACTCGTGAAGGATGTTGCAGGGCTTGCCAAGGATATCAAGGGTATCTGGAGCAAGAAGGGCGGTGCTGGGGCTTCTGCCGCCAGCGAAAGTGTTTCTACTGCGATGACTTCCGCAGTGCAGAAGGTCTTTGTGGTCAACATGCGTGGCGGCTTCGGTGGCGGTGCCGACTACATGGACGATGACGAAAGCTCTCCCGTCAAAAATACGGCAAAGCAAACCTCCGTGGCGATGGAATCGACCACGAGAGAGGTCGGAAAGTTCCGCCAGGGACTCTCAAACGCACGTGCTGGGCTGAACAGGCTCGGCAATACAGCCTTAGGCGGGATTGGTCTCACGGTTGCCGCCAACTGGGCGATGAACCAGATTTATGACTTTGGTCAGGCCTTTATGCAATGGCGTAATGTCGTTGCCAATGTCGAAGCCAATAGCCGAGCCATGGTAGACCGTAACCAGGCAGAATTTGAAAAGCGTTATGGTAGCACGGCTTCCTATTACTCCAAAAAACATGGAGAAACCTTGCTTGCTATCCAGAAGGAAGAAAACAGCTTCATACCGTCGCAAAAGAAGCTCGACAAGCTGTGGGCCGACCTGAAGATGTACAATTCCCGGATGCAGAGCGCCATCAAGGCCGACAAGAACGGGGCCTCGTCAAAGGAATACATGCAGGCTTTGAGCCAGAACATCATCATCAATGTCGATTCTTCCGGGAAAGCTGTTGTCGAAACGGACAAGGGCAAACCGCCCAAGGTAAGCACAAGAAAGACTTCGCCAGGATGGGGGGCCTAAATGGAAGAGCTCATACCTAAACTTGGACCTTGGCGGCTCCGTCTGGTATCAATTGGCGATGATATTTCCCACGCCATCTCTGAAACTACATATCCGTACAAGAACGGTGCAGACCTCGAGGATATGGGCGTAAACCCGGAGCGGCTCAAATTTTCCTGCGCTTTGTGCAATGCCGAATACGACCAGAACTTCGAGGGACTTAGAAAATGGTTCCTCTCCATATTCCCGGAGCCCGTCGAACTTGTCCATCCGAAACACGGAACGCTCAAGGGCTTCCCGGAAAATGCTTCTTTCGTCAACGACCGACGCCGTCGCTATTGTGAATTCACGTTTGAGTTCAGAGTGGCCAATATACAGCCCGACACGCAGAGCTACGCCGATCCATACGAAGCCAATTTTGAAGAAGCCATGGCGCTCAACCTGGAAGTCCAGGAAGATATCGCCGTATCGATGCAGCAGGCGGGTGTACCCGATATCAAGGGTTCCTCGGACTGGTCCCTCATTGACGCCTGGGGCTCCCTCGGGGATTCAGCGAGAAGCTTTGCCGACTCCACACGCGAAACGATGGGCAAGCTCCTCGGAACGATAGAGACTGTCAAGGCTCCGGTCGACGCCATCAACTCGACCATCGATTATATGGATTCGCTGTCTGGAACCCTGACAAAGGCCATCCAGGAATGTTGTGATTCCTTCGTGACGCTAGCCCGACGTGCGGGCACCAACAAGGGCAAATCCAGGGCTTCCACGGCCACTTTGGTCGCCAATGCCACCTCTATGCTGGCGGCACTTTACGGGGCCCCTGAGAGCGTCCGAGCCGCCTTTGCGACCATTGCCGCATCTACCGTGGCGACAGAGACGGCCAAGGCCATTTCTGATGACGAGAAAAAGATGGGTGAATCTGTAGCCGCCGAAAGCATCGTCGTCGACGATGCCGAAGGCCGCGAACTGGCTTCCGAAAGCGAACCCTTCCTGCTCACGCCCGCCGATCTCGAAGACACGCTTGCCCTGGCTCGGGAATTTATTCAGCAGGTCCTGCCACAGGCTGTAAGTCCCCATAGGCTCAAGAAGATGGCCGCGACTCTCTCCGATGCCGTGTTGCGCTTCAAGATGGAGTACATGACCACCAAGACGATTAACGTGGCCCATGAGACGCCGCTACACAAGATTGCCCTGGACAACGGCTTGAACTACAAGGCGGCAGAACGCCTTTGCGCGTTGAACAACGTCAAGAATCCAACGTTCATGAAAGGCGAGGTGCTTGTCTATGAAGAATGACGAAGTTATCTTGCTTGTGGCGAAAGCTCGCGTTGACAAGTTCGTGAGCTACACGATTGACGCCGACCTGTATTCCCCGGAAGGTTCGTTCCAGTTCGAATGCGATTCCAAGTATGACGTGAACAAGGGCGACACGTGCCAAATCTTCGTGAACCGCAAATGCGTGATGTCGGGTCTTATCGATACCGTACGCCGTTCCCTTTCGCGTTCCGGGCCCAAGATGGAAATCGAGGGACGTTCCGTCGCATCCATCCTGGCAGACTCCAGCGTGACAAAGTTCGGTACGATGCCCACCTCGCTACCCCAGCTGGCAGAAAGGCTCGTTCGCGACCTGCCGTTTCTTTCCAGGAAAGATTTTGTTTTCAATTCGGGTGCCGACAGAAACTTTCGTGAAAATCAATGCAAGTACGTGGAGTTGACGCCGGGTGACAGCGTGTTCGACGTACTGAAGAAAGCAGCCAATTCCAATGGATTCCTTTTCTGGGCATCCCCCGCAGGGGAGCTTGTCTTTGACAAGCCGGTTGAACACGGCAAAGCAGAGTTCAAGATTCATGCCTTTGAAAACGGCGAAGAAATGGACTATATCGACGGTTCTGTCGCCGAGACCTTGAACGGGCAACATTCGCTTATCAAGGTTATCGGGGAAAGCCAGGACGACAACGACATCAAGTACGTGGCTGCCGAGGTGAAGAACGATGATTTCCCGTTCTACCGCCCGCTAGTCGTTAACTGGAACGAGAACGAAGGGCCCGCCAAGAAAACCGCCGAGCTTCAGCTTGCGACGGAAAAGGCTTCCGCAATCCAGCTCGAATATACCGTGCGTGGCCATACCCAGAATGGCAAGCCTTGGGCCATAAACGCTTTTTGCGATGTGGAAGACCACTACAACGGTGCTGTAGACTCCTTCCTGATAAAGCGCGTCACGTTCACGCTGACGAGAAACGAAGGCAGGCGCACGCGCCTGGAATTGCAACCGGGAGGCTCGTTATGATGAAATTCTTTACGAGCATCGTGACGAGCTGCAAGGATGTCGCGGGCAAACTTCGCAGCATCGGTGGCAAAGCCAACGGGATAGAGTTCGAAGGTCGCCAGATGATGCAGCATTTCGGATTTGTCAGCATCCCGAAGGCTGGTGAAAGGTGCCTTTTCCTGCAATTTGGCAATGTGGTCATTGCCGTGGCGAGTGACGGCAAGGACCGCCCCGCCGTAAAAGAGGGCGAAACGGCCCTTTACCGCGAAGGGGAGCACTACATCATCCTCAAGGCTGACGGGACTATCGCCATCAAGGCCAATGGCGGTGTAGATATCGACGGCGACCTGCGCGTGAACGGGGACGTGAGCGACAACGTGGGCAAGCTATCCAAGCTCCGCGACAATTACAACCAGCACACCCATGTGGGCAACCTCGGTGCTCCTACGGCACCGACGGACAAACAGGATTTGGGGGCGTAGATGCTTGACCTGGACACTCTCGATGCTGAATTTTCTCGAATTGTGGCTTCTGCCGATGGCAAGACAAGTGTGGCCCCTCAGCTCGCCACGGCCTACGACGACTACGCCAAGGGCGGCATCATCCTCGGTGCCGACCTTTCGGCGGGTGGCGACAAGTCGCTGCTCGAAAGCGCCTTTTCGGTTCTCGACCCGTCCAGAGGCACACCCGCCAACATGGCCGCCAAGCTCTGTGCCTATTGGCAGGGCCTGCCGAAACCGGGAATCCCGTCTCATGGCGGCGTGGCTGTCGTGTCCATCGTTCCGACTTTTGCCACTGTCCAGGCGGCAGTCCTGGCGGCCATCACGAATTTGGTCAACGCACAGGCGGCTTCCAAGCAGGAAGTTCAAAAGCCCTACAAGAAGCTTTTTGGCGACATTGAAGCCGTCTTGAAAACCGCTATGTGTACCGTCACCGAAACCATGCCCACGACCCCGCCCAGCGCGGCACCGTTCCTGGAGTTTTTGCAATGACATCAGATAAGATCAAAGAAGAAGTCCAGCTCTCGCTTACCGTCGCCAAAGGAAACCTATACAAGAAGCCTGAATTCGGGCATCGCTTCAAGGAACTTGCCCGTGTACCTGCATCCGAAAATACCAGGAGCATGGCCGAAACCTATGCCTGCGAAGCTTTGCAGTGGATGCTGGACTACAAGCACCTCAGAAGCGTCACCGCGAATGCCACCTATGTCGCCGATGACAAGCTCCAGTTGAAGGTGGAATGTATCGCATACAACGGTGCAGTGATTGAATTTAAACGTTTCGTGGAGGTCGGCGATGTCCATAACGGTTGACCAGATTTTGCAGCGCATGATTGTCGATGCGCGGAACTATAATCCGAATATCGTCATTAGCCAGGGAACGGAAACCTATATCCGCTTTGCCACAGCCGCATCGGCCGTTTGGGGGCTGTACAAGCAGATTGATTGGACCCTTGACCAGATTTTCCCGCCGACAATGAACCAGGAGAGCCTGGAACAGTGGGCGAATGACCGAGGCCTTAACTACGAGAACCTGACCGCCAGCGAGCTCCTGACGCTCATCCTGTCATACCTCCGTAATCCGCGGAGCGGCGGCAAGCCCAGCGACTACGAACGCTGGGCTCTGGAAGCGTTTTCGACGGGCAAGGCCGTCGGGCTCGAATCCTCGATGATTTCCGGCAACATGCCGTCACTCTCGGCCGCCGATGCTGTCAAACCGCACGATCGCGAAGGCGTCGCCTTTGCCTGCGGCACGGACGACACGGGCAAATACATGGTCGTCGACTTGGCTTCGTCCAAGCAGATTGTCGGCGTTGGTCTTGGCTTCATTACCAACAGGCCTGCATCCTTCGGCGTGTTTACTTCTGACGACGGTCAGTCCTGGACACGCAAGGGCAAAGTCGACACCGCCTACTGGTGGGCGATGGTTGAGTTTAGCGAAGTTTCTGCACGGTACGTCAAGTTCGAGCTCGAGGAAATCGAGGCTATCGAATCATGGCAACTCGAAGAACTGAACGAGGTCAAGTGTTTCGGCGTCGAAATCTATTCGCCAGCCACCATGAACGAGGCTCCTTCCAGTGCCCGCTGCCTAGACAATTACTACGGCATAGGCACCGTGCTCATGCTGGTCGGCCCTAGGTCGCTATCGATGCGCTGCTGCGAGGCCATCCGGGCGAAGTGCGAATACGAAGGGCCCGTCGCCCCGCGTGAAATATGGGTAAACATCCCGTCAGAGACGACGCTATCCCTGCGTGTCACGGTCTCTGGGTTGACCAACATGAACGAGGTCGCGTTCCGGGAAGACGTAACCAAGTATTTTGCCGAGCTTGCAGCTGGAGACCTGTTCATTCCGGCGCAGATTATCGTTTTCGTCATGAAGCATGGCGGCGAGAACGCCACCGTGGAAATATCGATAGATGGCGCTGCGTATCAGCAATATCATAACGGCCTCGCGCCGCAAAACAGGAAAGAACAGTTCGTCATGGGAAGCGTGGTGGTGCAGTAATGAGTGTAGATCCATTTGACAGCAGGCATTACAAGGCGCTTTCGCGGCTCTATCCGCTCCAGATGGATGCGGAAGAGTATGCCGTATCCCGTGCGCTGGACCGTGTCCTGGAAAAGGCCGATGCCGCCTACCTTGAAATCTTCCCAAGTTCTGCAACGTCCACGCTTGACAGGTGGGAGGATGTCTATCAGCTCGGCCATACGGGCACCTTGGAGGAACGTCGGCAAGCACTTCTGGCGGCAATCAACAGGGAATCAGGCATCGCCGAACGCCATTACAAGGCGCTGGCGGCAGCTGTCGGCTATACCATCGATATCACGAAACCGCCCCGGATATTCCGTGCGGGAGTCAGCAGGGCGGGCTTCGAAGTGTACGATCCTGACGAACAATATATATGGACAGTCACCTGCAACCGGCCCGAATCGGAATGTTCCCTGCTGGTCCGTACCCTGGAAGCCCAGAAAATACCTTTCACGTTCATCAGGTGGAACCTGATACCCGATAACGGCAGGATTATCCTGGAATCCGGCGGCTTCCTCCTGCTGGAAAGCGGTGGCTACCTGTTACTTGAAAACGACAACCAAATTTTAGTGGAGAACTAGACGATGGCAGGAACATTAGACAAAAAGATGTCCCAGCTGGGCAGCTTGACCAAAAAAGAAGCAATCCAGTCAAACGGTGCGTTAATCGGCTTTGCCGGACAGGGCAATTTCACCATCAAGGTTGACGACCTCACCGATGTCTATTTCGGCGACTTGTCGACATCCTGGGAGGATATCGCACGTGCGCAGGCGGCAGGAAAACTCGTGTATTTGCGCTTTGAAATTCCGGGTTTAATCACAGTCGTTGTGCCCGTAAAAACCGTATTTCCGACACTAGAAAAACTCAATTCTATGTTGCCGTCAGTGTTTGCTGCAAAAAAAAGCCAGTTGATGGCGGAATTAGACGAACTGAATGAAAGATTGACCGAGGCTGGATATGACTCCTGGACAGAGTCGGATATCGACTCCTTCATGAATGGCTCAATGGACCTCCAAAAAGTCAACCAGATGCGGGAAGTTACCTATGAAGATCTCTTTGATGCCGAGAATTATGCCGAATACTGTCGAAAAAACTTCCCGTCTTCCGTTTCGATGGACGACTATATTGACCTCGCAGCAACCGGCGCCCTGAACCAAGTTTCATCCCTTGACAGTCCCAATATCAATGTCGATGTAGACATCACAATAGATTCGCTGGCTAGAATCGGCATCGGCCTGTGCTATCGCCCGGATCTCCCGTTTGTTACGCCGACATACTTTGCCATGGGAATGCCTGGAATCTACTGCGCACGGAAAAATTACGTTGAAGAACCGATTCGCGGAGCCAATGATATTGGGGGAATTGCTTCCGGGATTTTCAACGGCGATGTGATATTCGAAGTTGCGGTAGGAATGTCTGTTGAACTCAAGGATGCTAATGATCCGGAAGGTTTTGTTTTGGATCTTGGTGGCACGACGACAAATATGGTCATTGACGCGGAAACCTTGGATGCGTCTGATTTATCCGGCACTTTGGCTATTCTTGGAGCGTATGCCGGAATGATTGATGTTGATGCCATATTTGGTATTATCAATGATTTGAAGGTGACCATTACCGAAGAGCTGTCGTTCAAGGCCGTGATGAATCTGCTCCGTAACGGTTGGGAAATCTATCTAGTGGATTTACAAGGGCATAACGAAGTGCTCATACCGGGGAAAATAGGATATTTCGGCATGGGGGTTGAGTTCAGCCGGCATGAGCTAGATAAAAGTGGGGCAATGATAAGAGATGCCTACAATCTCATGATGTTCGATGATTGGGATGGCTGTATTTACTTAGGAAATAACAGCGACATCTTCACTCGTGGAGCCATAGAGATTAAAGATGACATGACCTTTGGTGAACTATATTCGGCGGCAAGTGATGGAGCCTATGGAGTAATTCTTGATGGCTATGGTCCCATGTGGGTAGAATTGAGGACAACCAGGTTTTGTGGGACCAATGCGGTAATAATGACTGCCCGCCATGGTGATTGCATTAAGGAAGCAATCGCCGTTGAAGTTTACGACGAGATCAATGATGATTATTATGCGTACTTCATGCATATAACGGAAGATATCTGTTCTCCAGTAATTATCGATTTTTCTGAGTTGAATGGTTCAGACGATGTTTACGGAGCAGCCAGCAGTATATCTGATCTTTACCCAAATCACAAACTGATCGACAATGAAGGCGGTGAAGTGATTGATGTTAATCGAGTATGGGTTGAGCTCGAGATCGACAATGAAATTCATATGGTTCAAGATAACGCAGCTTTGATAACGGCCCATTACTCTGGTGAAGATTTCGATTATTTTTACACGTTTTCGGTCGGTACTGACGGTCCCGTCGACGGTGAGTTCTATCTAAGTTATAACCGGCAAATAGGAATTGACGCCGGTTCAATAAATCCGGGAAGTTCTGGTCGGCTTGACTTGGGAAACTCCATTTATTACGAATACTATGATGAATCGGAAAGCGACTGGATCCGTGATGACGTAATGGGGCTGCTCGTACTTTTGGAAGAAAACGACTTCAAAGGGCTTTCCATCGGCATCGGTTCACGAGTTTTGTCTTATGCAGGATTGGACTTTGGTGGTGGTTATACGCCAAGATTGCTATTCCAAGGCGTCTATAAAGGAGTTCTCTACACTGCGGACATCGCGATAAACTATAACGGTGTGCACGAAGGCCTTATCTCTGTGCATCAGCCCGTCCGGCTCGAAAAGGCCTGGACATCGTTCACGTCCGAACCGGATACGGCCTCGTACACTCTCGATTGCATGCACAAGGCAATGTACAATGTCGCACTGGATAACGGGACGACCACGGCGCTCACGGTGGCCGCGCCGGCGGTATATTCTGGGGCACTCGCAGACGAACTGGACAAGCCGATTCACCAGGACGAGCCCGTGCAGGCAAAATGCGTGATTACCAAGGACTCGACGGCAGGCAATACGACGCTCGGCATCACCGGAGTTACCGTAGGCGCTGGACCGTACACCCTCGAACCGTCTAAGAAGTACGTTCTCGACATCTTTGGACCTGTCGCAGAGCTTCACGAAGTTCAATAAAACCAAAAGGAGATATATGATGGCTCAAGAAAAAAAAGACCAAATTGCCGAAGGGTCGAAAAACGATAAGGCTAAGAAAAACATTCGCCCGTTCAAAAAGATGTCCAGGGAAGAGGTTGTTGCTGCCAATACAGCGGTTATCAACGGCTTGCTTGGTCGTGCGGTCAATTCTTTCGAAAAATTGGACAAATTGGGCAAAATCCCCGATGAAATCGCTCGCAAGAACGGCTCTCGACATAAGGTAAACCGTGAAGGTCTCCGCGATTTCTGCAAGCGTTTTCGTGAAGGGCATGAAAAAAGGATGAATGTCATGCGCGAAATGAAGGCAAAATCGGGCCACAAAACCGAAGAAAAGGCCAAAGAGGCCGATGTAAAATAGCCGTTCAAAAGAGGTTTTAAATGGAAAAAAAGCTCATTAAATCGGGTGATCCTATTCCGCCGGAATTTTTCAACGCCTTGCAGGACCTGTCGTTTACAAAGGGTCCTGGCGAAGTTGGTGGTTTGCCGAATCCTCCGGGAAAAATGGAGTTTTTCGAGGCTCACGGCGGCGGCTCTGTGAACGTTTCCTCCGCTAATGGTGTGGGCGCCGTGATTCTTAATGTGGGTAGCCAAATTTCTACGGATAAAGAAACCTTGACCATTACGGGCTGCAACCCGGCGATGGGAAGATGCCCTGGTGTCATATTTGTCATCCCACGTGGCGCAGCTTATGAGCTGGACGTAGTCTTGCCATGCACGGCGGCTTCGACGGAAACGATTACACTGCATGCAGGCTGTGCGGGTATTTTCACATTCCAGTATTACCAGGGCAACACGAACTGGAAATGTTGTGAAATCAAGCCCTCGGAATATGACGTAAGAATGAAGTTTTTCGAGACGTACGGCGGTGGCTCTGTAGATGTATCCTCCGCTTGTGACGGGGCAGCAATGATTCTTAATGTGGGTAGCCAAATTTCTACGGATAAAGAAACCTTGACCATTGCGGGCTGCAACCCGGCGATGGGAAGATGCCCTGGTTTCATAACCGTCGTCCCACGTGGCGCAGCTTATGAGCTGGACGTAGTCTTGCCATGCACGGCGGCTTCGACGGAAACGATTACACTGCATGCAGGCTGTGCGGGTATTTTCACATTCCAGTATTACCAGGGCAACACGAAATGGAGATGTCACGAAATCAACCGTCGTGATTTGCCGGCTTGGTTCAAAGAGGCACATATTGATGACGGTTTGTATGGAAAAAACGCATCATTTGATGAGGAAGTCAGTGCTGAAGAAGTTATCGGCGAATCGCTGACAGCCCATAATCCTAATCAAAGAGCTTTTTTTGATGTAAACGTAGATGATAATGGTATTCTTTCATTACTTATAATGGGTAATGAAAACTACTGTGCACAAGAAGTTCTTTTTAATTCTAACACTGGTTTATTTAGAGTCGGCCATGCCGGAGGAAATGATGTTGCTCCCGATTATCCTGCGGGATGGGTCAGCCTCAAGGACGGAACTGTTTTGGTCGAGAAGAAACATCACATTACTCATAGTAGTGTCCTTGAAAAAACTGGCGTTAATATTGATTTCGATGTTGAGGGTAATCCTATATATAACGACCTCTCGGGCTTGTGTATATACCATTATGTCGGCGGTAATATGCCTGAAGCGCGTAAAGTAATAATATCACCTCACGGCCTTGAATTCTTTGTCAATAACCAGAATTTTGACGGATGGACTCGATTAAACGGCATTGTACCAAGTGCATAAAACATCAATCGGCTTTCGTTATGTCTCACGAAAGCCGATTTTTTTTCTCAAAACAACCGCGCCGTTATATTGGCCTAACGCAGAAAGCGGAAAAAAGTTATTAAGATAAATCGAGATGTCACAAACAGCGCACTATATACGTCATATCTTTCGTATCATCAAATAAATTTTCGAAACCACTTGAAAATAAGACTTTCACCTTTCCTTGGTTTGACTCAATCAGCATATAACGATCATGAACATCGCTTTTTGAACCATTATAACGCCTTCTAT